GAGAGTTTTTTTCTGCCGATTGCTGCCCAAATGAGCATGTTCCCATTGCTGTCTGAGTGCGCCGTAGGAATTAATGCATTTGGGCCAGAATGGCAGGAGATGATGGAGAAAGTTGAAATTTTCGGATCTGAGCGCGTTATAGCCGGGGATTATTCTTCATATGATCAACGGATGCCGGCAATATTGACGACCGCTGCTTTTGATATCATGATGCGCATGGCACGGCGTGCGGGGTATTCAGATGAGGATTTGCGTATAATGCGTTCTGCTATCACCGACGTTGTTTATCCCATGTTGGCTTTGAATGGGACATTGATGAAGTTGGGCGGCAGCAACCCATCGGGGCACAATCTTACAGTATACGTTAATTCGATCGTAAATTCCCTGATTAGTAGGATGGCGTTTCTATCTGTGTACCCTCTTCGGAAGTATACAGATTGCGTGTCGTCCATGACCTATGGAGACGATGATATCGGAACCGTTTGTCCAACATGCCCCCTATTTAATAACGTTACGAAGGCTAATTTTGTGGTGTCGATAGGAATGTTGTATACCCCTCCATCCAAAGAGGGGAGTCACGTAGATTATCTCTCTTTGCACGAAGTCGATTTCCTTAAGAGGAAAGATACTTTTAATGCAGAGCTAGGCTATCGCGTGGGAGTGCTTGAAGAGGACTCGGTTTTCAAATCGCTTCAGGTTCGATCTTCATCGAAGGTGATCTCAGATGAAGAATGGGCAGCGTCAGTTGTAGATGGTGCCTTACATGAGTTCTTCCCTCGAGGGAGAGCCTATTACGAAGATAAACGCAGTAAATTGGGACATATTGCGCATCTTCACAATTTCTACCATCATACTCATGTGTTAGACAAGACATATGAAGAGATGGTGGAGAAATATTCCCACTAAAGGTATTGGATACCAGCGAGCATGTAGTATAATTTCTCGCTTGGCTTGCCTTTTGTATATACTGAACATACTTGAGGCTTTGAGTAAAACCTCTATTGTATTAATTACTCGAAAATGTAAATATTGTAAATATTGGGGCAGAGTTCTCTGTCCCGGGGATTAGTAACCCCCGAATTGAAAATGGTGGTATTCCACAAGGGTTGGATGACCCGCTCGAAACATCTAATGTTTCTTTTGACGATGATGTGATCATTCATCGTTATTCTGAAGAAGACCGGAGGCTCCGAGATTTCTTTAATGTCTGCTCTTTCGGAGACGTTGATTGTCTTCAATTTTTGCCCTATTCTGTCCTTGAGTCTTATTTTGCTATTAGTAGGCGCAGTGCTTTTATGCTTATGGGCATGGTATTAGAGCCCCAATCTGGTGAGACCATGGACGCGCCCGTCTCAGCTGGTTTAACAACCTTTGGTGATGATGCGCCTGGGTTCGAGGCAACGTACATGTCTGCAAGAGATGACACCTACTATGTGGCGGATGACGCGGAGTTTGACATTCATCATTTCTTCTCCCGACCGGTACGCATTTATAATTCCGCTTGGACAGTCGGGGTTCCTTG